TTCAGACACATGAACCATTGCGTATTGTTGTCGCAAATGAAGGAACATACACACTGACATACTCTGGTGATCACGATGTGAATTATGATGTGACGTTGACAAATGGTTCTGGTTCGACAGATGTGTTTGCTAATATATCAGCAGAATTCACAATCATCAAGAATGGTTCAGTATATCAGTCAGAACAAATATGGAACAATCAGATCAATTCATCAACATTATCGAATTCGTTCACTGCATCGTTTTCTGCAACATTTGATCTTGCACTTGATGTGAATGATGATCTTGAATTCAAGTTGTTGTTCAACATAGGAAATGCATCTGTTGTCGATGCAACAGCAACAGCTTGTTCAGTTGATATCGATGTCACTGCAACATCGTGTCAGAATGATTTGTCATATAATGTGCAACAGATTCAACCAGGTTCAAATCTGAATATCGGTTCATTCTTGCCAGATATGGATTGCGGAACATTCTTCAAAGGATTGATTAATATGTTCAATCTTATTGTGAAACCAGATGCAGACAATGCAAAGAAGATTGTCATTGAACCATTGGATGATTTTTATAATGGATCTGACACAGCAGAAGATTGGACATATCTGGTGGCAAGGGAACGTGAATTCAAGGTCACACCAACAGTGAACTTTGCATCAAAAGAATATTTGTACAAGTTCGTTGAAGATGCTGATTATTGGAATGCACGATATTTCACAGATGTCGTTAAACAATATGGTGCAAAGACAATCACATCTGGTTCACAATTTGCGACTGGTCAAACAAAGAATGAACTGCCATTTGCAAATAAATTGCTTGGTCAGATTCCGACAACTGATCTGATCGTTCCGCGAAACTTCCAGGTGAAAACAGAAGAAAATGGAACAAGTGAAATTGTTGAAAGACGTGGAAAAGCATTCATCGTACAGATCAAAGATGGCAATGTCGGAACACTGCAATCTGGAACATGGTCAGTGATCGATGAATTCAATGTTGCACAAAACTTGACTTCATATCCATATGTCGGACATCTTGATGATATCGATTCACCATCGTTTGATCTGATGTTTGAAATACCATCATATGTGTTCTATGACATTCCTGCTGGTATCAATTACACGACAGCGAACTTGTTTTCATTATATCACGAAAGATTCATCAAAGAACTTGTTGATCGCAATGGTAAGATGTTGACTTGCTACATCAATTTGAATGCAGACATCATCAACAGATTAGATTTTGCGAATCTGGTGCGCATTGATAATGTTGTTTATCGATTACAAAAGATTGAATCGTATGATCCAAAAACAAACGAACCGACAAAGTGCGAATTGATACGTTTGATCGAAGGTGACAAAATACAGAATTACACAATAACAAGTGTACCAGATGATGTGTATTTGCCACCATCAGAAAAGAAAGCCAGAATAACAGAAAGGAATTTGATTCGTGACATTGAAGATAATTCAGACACAAGAAGAATATAATAATATGGGTATAAAAATTTCAGATTTAAGTGCGATTGCAACGAATGCATCAAATACTGATTTGTTCGAAATATCAGATGATACTGGTGCATCATCATATGTATCAAAGAAGATAACGTTTCAACAGTTGTATCAATCGATTCCAAAGTCATTGGTTGTGGCGGTGTCTGATGAAACAACTGATTTGACAACTGGAACATCAAAGCTGACATTTCGCGCGCCATCGGCAATGGAACTGATTGAAGTTCGTGCAAGTGTGAACACTGCACCAACAACAACAAAGATCATCGTTGACATCAATGATTCTGGTGTGTCGATATTTAGCACAACATTGTCGATTGATCCAACAGAGAAAACAAGTACGACAGCATTAACACCAGCAGTGATATCAGATTCATCGATTGCGGATGATGCAGAGATCACAATCGACATCGATCAGATCGGTTCTGGTACTGCTGGAAAAGGATTGAAAGTCACGTTCATATATACAGAAGCATAATGGCATTTTTAGTGAATCCATATGTTCATGGTGCTGGTGCAGTATCTGGTTATTTGCTTGACACATATTCAGCATCTGTTGCATATTCACTGCGACAATTGAAAACTGGTGTAACCAGTGTGGTTCGTGTTCGCAGATCACCTGGAAATCAAGAACAAGATTTCACTGCAACAGAAGTCACTGATGGAACACTTGCCAGTTTTATTGGTGCTGGTAAAGATGGTTTTGTCACCACCTGGTATGATCAATCTGGCAATGGAATAAATTTGACACAAAGCACTGCATCTATTCAACCAGAAATTGTTAGTAGTGGAATAGTTAGAACTTTCGGGAATGGTAACTGTTTAGGATTCCCAATTGCATCAAATAATTATATGAACACTGGAAGTTCTATTTCTGCATTGAACGATGCATCTTTCAGCATCTTTGCGGTTGCACAAAATAATCAACCAAGTCAAGGTGCGGTTATCTGTGAAAACCTAAATAATGGCGGTACTGGAAAGGCTCAGTTAAGGCTAGACACAGACGGAATGTCTCAATTAATGTTTAGATACAAAAATTCAAGCGGTACTAATTACGACATCTCTGCAAGTAAAAACTTAACTGCAAACACAGAATATTTAATTTCTGCTTTTAGCGATGCATCTAAAAACATATCAGAGTTTGATAATGGGAGTGCGGGTGGTACGAACACTTTTACAGGAAGTTATACGGGTAATGATTTTTATATTGGTAAAGTAGGAGATTCTTCTGTGTATTTAAAAGGAAAGATTGCAGAAATTATCATATTTGCAACAGACGAATCAGCAAACAGAACATCTATTGAATCTGACATCAACACATATTATTCAATTTACTGATGGAATTAACTGGATATAAATATTTGATTGAAGCGGATGCATTACAAGCGCAGACAGATTTGCGATTGTATTATTTAGGTGACACAATTCCAGATGGCAATGTGACTCGTGAATGGGTGTCGGTTGAATCTGGAACGTATCAGTCAGAATCGTTCTGGTATATTGTTGGTGATTACACAGAAGCAATCGGATCACCTATTGTGTTTAATATAGACATTGAAGAAATTTAATAAATGGCAACATCACGAAATACAGCAGTTTTTGAATTACGCACTGACACAAAAGATGCGGTAAAGGACATAAACAAACTTGACCAGGACATGACACATCTTGCCGAAACAATCGGTGTTGAAGTGTCTGGTTCAATCAGTGCGATGGAAGATCGATTATATGAATTGGCATTGGCTGGTCAACAGAACACCAAAGAATTTCGTGATTTACAAGCGCAAACTGCACGATATAAGCAAATTGTAATTGAAACAGATCGATCGATCGATCAACTTGCTGAACAAGGTCGTGGACTATCCACAGCACTTGGTATTGCTGAATCGACAGTTGCTGGATTTCAAGCATTCACTGGTGTGTCGGCATTGCTTGGTGATGAAAATGAAGAACTTCTTGAAACGATTGTCAAACTGGAATCGGCACAAGGAGTGTTGAATTCACTGATGGTTGTTCGTGAACAACTTCAACAGAATGCAATAAAATTAACACAAGCACAAACAACAGTTCAAAGATTGTTGAATGTCGCAATCGGAAATGGTTCAAAAGCAATGAAGTTGTTTCGTGGCGCATTGTTGGCAACTGGAATCGGTGCAATCATCATTGGAATCACTGCACTGATTCAGAACTTCGACAAATTGCGTGACATGATCACTGGTTCATCTGATGATCAACGTGCATTGAACGCAACGATGGAAGACTACAAGAAAGGTGCAGAAGATGCAATCTTGGAAACCAACAAAGTTGAAACTGCATTCAAACTAGCAAAGGATGGTGTGATATCCAAAGAAGAAGCACTTGACACATATAATGAAACACTGGGTGATGCATTTGGAAAAACGAAAGATCTTGAAGAAGCGGAAAGATTGTTCAACGAAAAAGCTGATGCATACATGGAAGCGATGGCGAAACGCGCACAAGCGAATGCATTGTTCGCAAAGTCTGCTGAAATATCAGCACAAGGTGCGACTGCTGAATTCGAAGATAACAGAAGTTTTATTCAAAAATGGGGAACGTCTTTGTTGAAAACATATGGATTTGTAAGCAAAGCAAATGAAGTTGCGACACAACAACAAATTGATGCAACAGAGGAAATCAAGAAATCAAGTGCTGAACAATCAGAAGCAATCTTGAAACTTGGTCAAGACAAGTTGAAAGAAGCCGAAGAAACAGAAGAAGCGAATGGAATAAAAGGTGAATCTGATAAGAAGTATGCAGAAGAAGCAAGAAAGCGCAGAGAAAAAGAAGCACAAGATTTGTTGAAATTAAGACAACAACAAGCACAACAATTGAATTCATTGCTTGATCAGATTGCACAAGAAGAAGAAGATTATCAGACCAGCGCAAGACAGAAAGAAATCAATGCAGTGACAGATCACTATTTTGAACTGATTACGAAAGCAGAAGAATATGGTCAAGATGTTACAATCTTGACAGAAGCAAGGGATGCGAAAGTATTTGCGATTGAAGAAAAATATCGCAAGATGACACAAGATGCAATTGACAAAGCGAATGAATTGCGATTGAATGAAGAAGAAGAACTTGATGAAATAATTCGACAAGCAGAAAACAGAATTCGTGAAGGTAAAAATGCAGACAGAGCGCAAGAACTTGAAGATCTGAACACACACTATTTCAATCTTATTGAAAGAGCAAAAACGCATGGTCTTGATACAGAAGCACTTCTTGCTGAACAGAAAGTGAAAGAAGCTGAAATCGAAGAAAAATACCGAAAGGAACAAGAACAAAAAGATAATGAATCACTAAAAAAACGTGGTGCATTGTACACTGCACATCTTGAAACATTATCTGGTGGTCTTGAATCGTTGAACAATCTGAATGATCTTGTGACAACAATTCAGATGGAACGTGCAGAAGGGAACGAAACGAAGCAAGAAGCAATTCAGAAAAAGTCGTTTGAACGAAACAAAAAGATACAGATAGCACTTGCAACAATTCAAGGAATTCAAGGTGTGATCAATGCATTGACTGCACAATCTGTATTACCAGAACCATTCGGTTCAATTCAGAAAGCAGTACAAGCAACTGTTGTTGCAACAGCAACTGCATCGAATATCGCCAAAATAAAAGCGACTAAATTTCAAGGTGGCGGATCTGTGTCTGCTGGTGGTGGCGGTGGTGTGCAAGGTGCATCAGCATCTTCATTCAGTATAGGTGATGATACAAGTTCAGCACAAACGCTGTTGAATTCAGATGGAACACAATCACAATCTGGTAATGGTCAAGCGGTGCAAGTGTTCGTCACAGAAACGGATATTTCAAACGTGCAACAGAATGTGCAACAGATTGATGTTAGGTCAACTTTTTAATATAGTCAGCACCAGAGACATTCAGAAAGTCACCACCAATTGACAAGCATCCATGAATGGACAACAACGATGATGCACGTTTCTTGTCAAACTTTATCAGCTTGGTATTGTCAATCGGTTGAAATCGAATCGGAACGTGAACATTGAAATACAATGATTTGATGAAGTGTGGATTTTCTTTCCATTCGATTTGTGACATCAGATCAATCAATCTTTTTGAATCGAACACCACTGGTTGATGACATTCGAATGAACGAATCGTGTGACCATTATATTTCAACCAGTGCATGGTGTTTGTTGTTGCAGTGTTCCAGTTCGCTGATGCACGATCTTTTCTTTCCAGGTCATGCAATGAACCATGTGTGATGTTCAGATCATATCTATCATTGATGAAGAAGTCATCGTTCATATAAATGAATGAATCGTATATGAATGCAGATTGCAAACATTTCGCAGTGACATTTGAACCACGATCTTTGAATGAATCTTTGAATGGAATGTTGACATCTTCAAATCCACAACGATCACCGATGGTGACAATTTCAGCATCAGAGTAATATTTTCGAACCATTCTGATTGAATGTTCAATGCAGAAATTATCACCTTTTAATTTATAAGGATAAACGAACACTTTTGTTTTCATACACTTTAACACATTATAAAAACGAATATACACAAATGGATACAAATTTGCCGATATACGAAATCAAGATTGATTTGTCTGATGAAAACACTGGGGTTGAATATAACAGTCTTGTTCACGATCCAGCGCATATGATATCCTTTCAGACATTCAAGAAGGTGCAAAGATATGAATTCAACGATGAAGAAAAAGTTGTTTCTGGTGTGGCAATTTCTGCGGACACACCGATATATCGGAACGATGGATTCGATGAATATTATGTTGTGTTCACAAAGGATGCAATCAAAGATATCATTCACGATTATGCGAGAAACAATCGATTCAACAATCTGAACATCGAGCATGATGACAAAGATGTTGCAGAAGGTGTGTACATGATTCATTCATATCAGATTGACAAATCAAAAGGATTCACTGCACCGGAAAGATTCAAAGATGCAAACGATGGTTCATGGATTACATCGTACAAATTCGAAAATGATGAATTGTATCAACGTGTGAAATCTGGTGAAATGACTGGATTCAGCATCGAAGGAACATTTGTCATGGATGAATTCAGAGCATTTAAACGTATTTCTGAACTTCTTGATCAGATTGAATTGAAGATGTCAAAAAAAAAACTTCAATAAGTAAATTCGAATCTTACACTGACTATCCAAAAAAGGCATCAGAGAATGCACAAGTGGCATTGAATTATGCTGAAAAAAATGGATGGGGTTCGTGTGGTACAGCAGTCGGAAAACAAAGAGCAAATCAACTTGCCAAAGGTGAACCGATATCAGAAGAAACCATTGCAAGGATGGCTGGGTTCGAAAGGCATCGACAGAATTCAAAGAAGAAACTTGGTGATGGTTGTGGTCGATTGATGTGGTTGGCATGGGGTGGTGATGAAGGCATCGCATGGGCGCAAAGAAAGCTGAAACAAATCAGAAATGAAGAAGATTGATTTGAAAAAACATACACTTTAACACAATACATTGAACATAAATTTTTTTATCAAATGAAATTTGAAGTATTTAACAAAATCATTGACAGATTAGAAGCGGTTGCATCTCAATTTGCTGATGATAATACTGATCAAGTTTCAACGAACAATGAAGTTTCTGAAACGATGGAAGCGGAAATAACAGAAGAAACAACTGAATCGTTTGCAGAAGCGGTTCTTGTTGATGGTACTGTTGTTTCATACGAAGGTGATCTTGCACCAGGTACTGCGGTCTATATCGTTACAGAAGAAGGTGATCAAGTTCCAGCACCAGAAGGCACACACGCAATCGGTGGGGAATTGGAAGGTCTTTCAATTGTTGTTGATGCTGATGGTATTATCACAGAAGTAATTGATGAACGTGTGGAAACAGCATCCGATGACAAAGAAGAAGAAAAAGAAGAAGAAATGTCAATTGATGTGAACGTTGAAGAAGTGATTGATGAAAAGATGTCTGAACTTGTTGATCCAATCAACAAAATCGCAGAAGGTCTTGAAGCATTGGTTTCTGAAAACAACGCATTGAAGTCTGAACTGGAAGGATTAAGATCTGAATTCAACGAATTCAAACAACTTCCATCAGCAATTGAAGAAAAATCGAAATTTTCACGTGCCGAAAAAAGGTCAGTTCGTGAGAATTATTTACTTAATTTAAGAAAAAACAGATAAAATGTCTTTAAAAAAATACATTAAATCGAACTTTGACTTTGACGTTTCTGGATTATCTGCCTACGTTGACGAACAAAGAGATGAAATTCTTGTGAAACAAGTCACAAGAGGAAAAACACTTGATTACATCACAATTCAAGAAGGTATCAAGGGAAGTGAAGAAATCAAATTGATGGATGATACATTAACGTATCAAGCTGGTGATTGTACAATGACAGCATCTGGTGACACAGTGTTCACTGATCGTGCTATCAGCGTTGAAACACTTGGATTCATGAAGAAGTTTTGTCAGAAGGATCTTGCTGGATTCTGGACACAATTGAATCTACGTGCTGGTGCAATGGATGAAGATAAAGAACTTCCATTTGAACAAGCGATTGTTGACTATCTATTGTCACTTCATTCAAACGAACTTGACAAATTGATGTGGCGTGGAAACAAATCAACTGGAACTGGAAACCTTGCATTCATGAACGGATTCAGAAGTTTCTTGACAACTGGTGGTGGTTGTGTTGATCTTAACACATCAGCAACAGCATCGATAACGAATTCAAATGCATACGATGTATTCTACGAATGTTTCGTGAATTCACCAGAAGCGGTTGCAGAATCAGCAGATTTCGTTTGTTTCACTGGTCGTGAAAACTTCAACAAATTAATCAAGAACTTGGTTGACTTGAATTTCTTCCATTATTCAGTTGATCAGATTGCTGAACTTGATGCAGTAACTGTTCCAGGTACTGACATGGTGGTTCGTAAAGTTGTTGGATTGAACACACTTGACAACATATACACTGGTCGTGCAAGTCACTTTGTATTCGGTACAGATTTACAAGGTGATCTTGACAACTTCGATCTTTGGTATTCGCAAGATGATGATGTAATCTATCTACGATCTAAATTCAGAGCGGGAGTTCAAGTTCCTTTCTTGGATCAGATCGGTGTGTGGAACGGAACATCTTCACCGAACTAGAATTGAATAATTGATGAAGGGCAGTGAAATATCTGCCCTTTATTTAACTAAATGTTAAAAATTTAAGAAAGAAGAAATATGAGTTGTGTAATGACTTCGGGATATAATGACAGAACTTGTACCAATGGAAAAGGTGGTATCAAGTCAGTCTTGTTTTTTCCGTTAGATGAAAAAGTAACACCGATCACAAAAGTTGCAAATGAAATCACTGCAATGACAACATCTGGTGAAACTTTTCACTATAAATTGAAATCAAATCTTTCTTCATACACTGCGAACATTATCAGATCAGAAGAAAACGGAACATTGTACTATGAACAATCATTGACAATGATTCTGAATTCAGACAATAAAGATTTGCGTTCAGCACTTCATCTTCTTGCACAAAATGAATTGTGTGCGATGGTTGAAAAAGCTGATGGAACATATGTTCTTCTCGGTGAGAATGAAGGAATGAAAGTATCAGATGGTAACGAATACGGATCTGGTGTCACAAAAGGTGATCGTAATGGTCACACCATCGTGATGTCGGGCATGGAAAATGAAGAAATCGCAGATGTTGAAGCATCAGTTGCATCAGCATTAATAGCATCATCTTCATACGCAGTATAATCGTTCATTGAACAATTTTTTGAATGGTGGTGGAATAGTCCATCACCATTTTTTTGTAAATTAGAACCATGAAAATTCAAAAGAAATACATCGGTGCGAAAGTATGGCATCCGATTTTGAATCAGTACATTGATATTGAAGTCGGCAATGAAGAAAAATACTTGAAACTTGGTCTTGATATATTTGTCAAGGCAAGAAAACCAAAACTTCAAAAGAAATCAAATGATCAAGATTCAGAGAAGCGCAACATCAACAATGATAATGACGTTGAAGGAACTGACAACAATCAGTAATCCAGAATATCTGTTTGAATTCGTTGAAGAACAAACTGATGAAAGTGTATATTGTATCTTGACAGATACATCACTGCATTCAAATAGATACAATCAGTTCACAATCACCGATGGTTCTGATGTGAACTTTGTCATCGATGGATTCTACACGTACAAAGTGTATGAACAAGCGAATGGTTCTGGAAATCTTGATCCATCTGGATTGACAATGGTTGAAGAAGGTCGTGCATATGTTTATGTGACAGATGCTGAACCGAATGAATATGAAGATACATCTGAAACAGATTCAGTATATGAATAAGACAATTATAAGCACTGGATTCAATTCGAATCATGCACTGCCGAAGCCGATTGAAGCAGTTGAACGTGGTCAAGATTATATCAAATGGGGTTCTAAAAATGACTATCCATTTTTCTTGATTGATATGTATGGCGGTTCAGCCTGGCATCAAGGAATTTTGAAAACGAAAACATACTACATCGCTGGTGGTGGTATCGAAGTTGTTTCTGGTCAACTTGAAGAACTGCTCGAAAACAAATATTCAGATTTCAGACTGGATGAAGTGATGAAAAAGTGTGCATTCGACTTTGAAATGTTCGATGCGTTTGCGGTGTGTGGAACATGGAACAAAGAAGGTACACGTGTCGTGCGATGGGAACACATAGATATCGATGACATCAGAATGAATGAAGATGAATCGATGTATTATCTTTCTGATGACTGGTCTGCAAGAAAACAAACACCAGAGAAAACGAACTTTCGTGAAATCGCACCATTGAACATGATGCGCAAAAGCGGAAAATTTCTGATCTATTACAAATCAGCATCAAAGAAATCAAAAGGTGAACTTGGATTGTATCCGAAACCGAATTATTCTGGTGGTCTGACTGCAATAAATACTGACTATTTGATTTCAAGATATCATCTTTTTGAAATCAGCAACGGATTCAAAGGTGGTACGTTGATAAACCTGGCAAATGGTCAACCACAAACCAGAGAAGAAGCGGATGCGATTCGTGATCAGATCAAAGGTGACACAGTTTCTGTTGAAGATGCGAATGAAGTGATCATCACATTCAGCGATGGAAACGAAAATGCACCATCTGTATTGTCATTGAATGGCAATGATCTTGCAGACAGATACAATCTGACTGAAAAAGCGGTTCAACAGAACATTCTTGTTGCACATTCAGCGACAAATCCACTGCTTTTCGGAATCAAAACAGAAGGTCAGCTTGGCGGTACGACTGAACTGCTTGAATCATACGAAATATTCAAATCGTTATATGTACAATCAAGACAAGAATGTCTTGAATATGTAATGAACAAGATGGTGAAGTTGTCTGGATTGCAAGGTGAACTTCGATTGAAAGAAGCGAAGCCAGTGCAAGTGCAAGAAACACCATCACAAGTTGAAACATCAGAACAATTCAGATCAGCAGAAAAAGATTTGAAGGTGTTCGCAGAATATGGTGCAGACAAGAAGAATTTCACTGTTGTTCGTTCAATATCTGTATCGAATGACTTCACATCTGCTGATGTTGCAAAGATGGAACAGAACAATTTCGGGATGATGTTCGATGCAATTGGTGACATCATCGCTGGATTGTCGGATCTTGACAAGAATGTTCTTTCGATGCTGATCGATGGTGAAGATGGTGGTGCGATATCATCAGCACTGGATGCACCATTGTCAGATGTTGCAAAGTCAATCGATAAACTGACAAATTTGAATCTGTTGGTCGATGGTCGAACAACTGAAATCGGACAAGTCATCATTGATCGTGAAGATATAGACATCGAACAATATGAAGTCAGATATTCGTATGATGTGAAACCAGATCTTGGTCCTAAAAAGATTCCAACGACAAGACCATTCTGCGAAAAATTGATTGATTTAAACAAGATGTATCTGCGATCAGAGATTGATTTGATATCTGGTAGAATTGGTCGTGATGTATGGAAGTACAGAGGTGGTTTTTATCACAATCCAAAGACACAACGAACAACACCATATTGTCGACATGAATGGAAACAATCACTTGTAAGAAAAAACGCATAATATATGGCAGTAAATTATTTAATATCAGTCGAGAATCTGAAAAAGAAAGGATTGATTCATCAGAATACTGATACAAAGATTCTTGCAACAGCAATCAAACGCATTCAAGATCGTGTGATTCAACCAGCACTCGGTTCGATCTTGTATCGTGCATTGTTAAATCGTGTTGAAACGAACACATGGGATGCGAATTATCGAACATTGATGAATGACTATGTTGTTCCAGCGATGGTTGCATGGGTTGATTTCAAAGTTGCTAAATTGACACATACAAAGATCACGAACAAGACAACTGGTAACATCAACGATGACAACATCACATCTTCATCGAAAGCTGAAATCGATGCATTTCGTGATGAACTGAAATCAGATGCTGAATTCTATTCTGAAAGGTTGATCGGATTCTTGAAAGATGATTGTGGAACAATTTACACAGAGTACACAGAAGCAATCACACGAACAAATCACGACTTGAAGAAAGATGAAACTGGATATCAAGTTCCATGGATTGTAAAGAAGCACACACCATACAAACGTTTAAAAGGTTCAAACATACCAGATGAAAGTTTCGACTAAATCAATCAAAAAACTTCAAACATATTTGAATGGACAAAACACTGAATCAGATAAAAAGCGAACTGAACGAAATCGCAACAGAGCATCTGCAAATAAATGAATTCTTTTTCGGTGACTTCATCGATGCCATTTCACGTGATGCTGTTGATTACACATTGATGGTTGCAACGATTCAACCTGGTACGATGGGTGAAAATTTCATTGATGTGAATCTGAACATTGTGATTTGTGACAAATATAATGAAGGTTCATATCGACAAATCGATGAAGTGCATTCAGATTGTTTGCAGATCTGTCGTGACATATATATCACATTCAAACAAAATCGACTTGATCAGTATATGGATATTGAAGGTGATGTTTCAACCACACCGTTCATCAATCGTGGTGCAGATGTCACTGCTGGGTGGTCGATGGATATGTCACTTCGTGTGTATGATGATGCAAACTGGTGTGCAATACCATATGACAATTATGATTTTCAGAATTAATATACAATCAAACACATTAAAGTATGGCAATCAAAATATATAAAGAAGGTGCATCGGCAGTTGTCGATGATGGAACGGAAGTGATAATATCTTCATTCAGTTACGAAGAAGAAAATGAAATAATCACAATCTTGGATCAAGAATCATTCAACAATGTATGGAATGATTACTGGTACAGATTACAGAAGAAAGATGGTTCATCTTGTGGTGCTACACTTCGTGATGTTCTTGATTATCTTGCGACTGTTACAAGTGGTGAAGGTGGTGGGAGTTCAACACCTTTGGCGAATTTTTCAATGGTGGGAACAATAACGAATTTTTTAAGTCCAACGAACACACCAAGCACTTCAATTGGTACATATAGTAGTCAAACATACTATAACAGTTTTCGTTTGGAAAGCACAACGAAAATTCAAAATATAGGTTTCAGAATTGCATCTTTAAGTGGCACAAGTGGTGCAAAAGCATACTCGGCATTATATAAGTACGACATTGATACAGATAATTTAAATCTTGTTGCAGTTATGCCATCAGAAATTGATATTGACAGTGCAACAGGTGTGACTGGTTGGAATTTCATCAATCTTGGTTCATCTGTAACATTAGAACCAGGCATATATTTTAGTAGATATAAAACATCGGCAACAGTTCAAATAGGAACGACAAACACATCGAACGGTGGCGATACATTAGGAATTGAAGGTGTCGGAACATCTACCAGTATGATACATGGATTTTATGAATTGGGTATTGCATATGATTTTGGAAGCACACCAACAAGCATAACGTTTAGCGGTTTATTGAAAGGCACGAATGCAAGTTATGCCGTAGCAAAAGGTGTATTTTACAGATTAACAAATTAGAAAATGGACTATTACGAAATATCAAAAGAATATTGGTCAACAATACAGAAATTTGCAACATTGCAAGATGCACAAACTTTTGCTGATAATTTAGGAACTGGATACAATGTCGAATATGTTGCACCATATACAGCACCAACAATTGAAGAAAGGTTGGATTCAGATATCAATTTCGGTAATGAATTAGTGAAAACTTTTGTGCATGACAACAGAGAATCTGGAACGACACAAGCACAAAATGATGCATTGTTGATTAAATTTCGTGACATTCTTGCATTTGCACAAACTGGTTCGGTTGAATCAATTCAAACACATTTGCCAAACATCACGATTGATGAAGTTTTCACACAAGCACGAAAAGATAAATACATCGAAATGGTGAATGTTTATCTGAATCAATTTTAAAAAATGGAATTACTCGCATTGATTGATTCGGCATTGCAGAAATATGATCTGTTGACAGTGATATTTGTCATCGGATTATATGTCTGGTTCAAACACAAGCTGAATCAAGTGCATAATGATGTGAAGGTTGTTGATCAAGCGGTCAACAACAGACCAGAAGGTTCGATGACAATGTCACAAGAAGTTTCTGAAATACATCGAAAGGTTGATGTCCAGAACAATGAATTGAAGCACGTGAAGGATGATGTTTCATTCTTGAAGTCGGACATCACAAAAAGCAGAATATATAACATGGAACGATTTCAATCACTTGAATCAGATATCAACGATGTCAAGAATGAAATCTGCCCAAAAAAGAACAGAAGATGAAAAGATTTGAATATATAATTGACAGAATTTTCAAAAGCGGAATCATTACAACATCAATCGGTGTCGGAGTGATTATCACTTCCATCATCGGATGGATTGTGTATGATATACCAGCATCAGAAGTGGCAATTGTCGCTGGAATCGGAACTGGTTTATTGTTCCTTAAAGACAAGCACATCGGAATCAAATAGATTCGGTTGTGAATAAGTCACAAAAAGTATTTCACAAAGGTATTATGCAAGTGGTTATATTTGAATGGTTAATTTTATCATCATAGAAGATGGTTTTTGTACCCTTGCCGATTCTAATCGGTAAGGGTTTTTTATTTAAAATTTTAATATGTCAAAATATCTCTACATTTTCGATGCTGGTCATGGTGGTATCAATCCAATCACACAAGAATATGTGACATCTGGAAAGCGATCACCAAAGCCGATGAAAAATGGTGAAGTCTTTTATGAAGGTGTGAATAATCTGAAACTTGTTGTGATGCTACAAGAAGCATTCACAAAACATCGACTTGATAATACACACACCAGATGCGGATGGATGGACACATCATTGAAGAATCGTGTCGATATTGCGAATCAATTGCAAGATAAAAGAGAAACAATCTTCATCAGCATTCATTCGAATGGTGCTGGTGATGGTCGTGACTGGCATCCAGCACATGGAATCAGTGTGTACACATCACCAGGTGAAACAAGATCTGATGCATTCGCTGAATTGTGGATGGATGAAATAAAGAAAGAATTCGGTGATTCTGTTCGATATCGCACTGACTATTATTCAGATGGCGATGCAGATAAAGAAGCGAATTTTTATGTGTTGAGGAATACTAAATCACCAGCTTTTTTGTGCGAACTTGGATTTCATTCAAATCAAGAAGAAGTTGAACGAATCAACAGTGATGAATGGCGAAATAGTGTGGTGAATGCATTCGTTGAATGGGCATTCAAAATGGAAGGTAAATGAAATATGTTTGTGTCATATTAATATGGTTTATTTCATCTTGTTCAGCGCAATGGTATTTAAACAAAGCAGTCAAAAAAGGTGTTGAACTTGAAAAGATAAAACAAACGCAATATGATACAACATATTTCACTGATCATTATTATCATATCGACACAATTCACAATGAACACACCATTGTTCGATATGTACCAGAAACAAGATGGAAAACCAGAATCGAATATAAATACGATTATAAGCGATTTAAAGACAGTTTAAAACATTATCAACGTGTTTATTCAGATAGTCTTAAAAACGCATTGAGAACGACTAGAATCGAAAATAAAACAGAACGCAAAGCGAACAATAAATCTGTTCGAATGATGTGGTTGATTTTGATATGTTCTGGAATACTAGCACTTGCGATTCTGATGATTAAATTCAGACCATTTTGAAAAAGAAACCAGTTCAGAGAAAAAGACCACTGCGCAAATGGTTGAATGATGAAGAATATGATGTTGTTCAGCAGTATCGAAGGATAAAAGATGAAGCGGAAAAAGCTGGTATTAATCACAAGCACATCAAAAGCGGATGGTTGAAGTCAGATGCATCATCTTTGTACTTCACAAATCCAGCATATAAATCAATCGAAGCGGAACAATTATCTAATCTGCATCAAGCGATTCTTGAAGATGTATATGCACCGAAATATCCAAAGATAAAACGCAAGAAATCTGATGATGGTCATCTGATGTTGATCGATCCAGCAGATGTTCACATCGGCAAGTTGTGCAGTGCAATGGAATCTGGTGAAGAATACGATCAACAAATAGCAGTCAATCGTGTTCGTGATGGTGTGCATGGTTTATTGAACAAATCATCTGGATGGAACATTGAGAAGATTCTCTTTGTTGCTGGAAACGATATTCTGCACATTGATTCGCCAAAAAGAACGACAACATCTGGAACACCACAAGACACAGATGGGATGTGGTTCGAAAACTTCATAAATGCGAAAAAGTTGTATATCGAATTGATTGAAACATTGATGCAAATTGCACCAGTTCATTTTGTTTACAATCCATCAAATCATGATTATATGTCGGGGTTCTTTTTGGCGCAAGTGATCGAAGCAAGATTCAAGAATTGTGTTGATGTGACATTTGACATCAGCATTGCACATCGCAAATACTCAACATTCGGATCTGTTCTGATTGGCACGACACATGGCGATGGTGCGAAATGGCAAGACTTGCCATTGTTGATGGCGCATGAATCTGAAACCTGGTCGAAAACGAAACACAGATATATCTTCACACATCACATACATCACAAGCAATCAAAAGATCATTTGAGTGTATGCATCGAATCGATGCGTTCACCATCTGGAACGGATTCTTGGCATCACAGAAATGGATATCAGCATTCACCGAAAGCGATTGAAGCATATTTGTTCCATCCATTACATGGGCAAATCGCAAGATTAACACATCTTTTTTAATAACTTTTTTCATAAATTGATTTGATAATTCGTTTGAACAATTATATTTGTTGAAACAAAAACCAATTTTTATGAAATTTTCCGATGAACAGCACCATGCAAAGGTGCGCACACAACATCTTCAACGCTATTCTGCGCTTGAAGAAATTCTTGACAAAATCAAAGATTCAAATCTGCACATTTCTCGATTGAAACATCGCAGAAAAACAGCATTATATGATGATGACTTTTATCTGTCTGATCAACTTGGTGAAGAAATCGCATATTATGAAAGCAAGGTGAAGCAACTTGAAAGATCATATGACAAACTAAAATCAGAAAGATGAAAATTGACACAAACAAAATCAGAGCATTTTTCAGAAGAACTGGAAAGCTGGAATCAGTATCATGGGATGAAAACATATACATTCCCATCAAGACAAAAACGATTCAACCAGATAAAAGGTTGTCATTCAATGACACATTCATGTACATTCACAAACAATTAAAGAAATGAATCAAAATAAATTATCACAAATCGATGAAATTCTGTCCGATGTTGAATGGTGCAGATCTTTTTCCGTAACTTGCACACCGATTGAATGTGCAAAGAATAAAATTGTTGAGCATTCAATTTATTCTGTCGAATCAGAAGATGAATTCAATCAGAACTGGCATCAAAAGCGTGTGGTGCATTGGGTGTCGGTTTACAACATATTAACAAAGAATGATGATATTAAATGACAGCATTGAACCGATTATTCAATATATCGATCAGACTGGCATCAAGAAAGGAACATCAACATATTCAAGAAAGATGGAACAGAAATATGTTCGATTCTATCTTTTTGAATATTTGCGTTCGCGTGGATTTGGTTATCAGAAAATCGCTGATATATTTAATATGAATCATGCGACAATAATTCATGGAATAAAATCATGGAACAATTTAAAAAGATATTCTGATGTTCGTGAAATGACAGAAGAAGTTCGTTTCTTGTTTCCGATGCAAATTGAACAAGTGTGTCCATCAATGCAGATGCGCATTGTTCAGAGTATGTCAAATCTGGAAAAATATATGAATAAAAAAATGAAAAAAAATGAAAAAAATCTATGAATTGGACAGATAAAATAACAATAACGAATGAAGATAATATGGAGTTGATGAAACGTTATCCAGATAACTATTTTGATTTGGCTATTGTTGATCCTCCATATGGTTTCGGCAACAATAAAGTTGTTAAAGTTTCAAAAAATGATAAAATATACAGCGATTTAGAGTCAAAAAAATGGGATGCAAAAAAACCGAGTAAAGAATACTTTGAAGAGTTGTTTAGAGTTTCAAAGAATCAAATAATTTGGGGAGGTAATTATTTTTGTGAAATTTGGAATGAAGGAATGAATAGAGGTTTTATTTTTTGGGATAAGGTACAATGTAGCGACAACCACGCAGACGGAGAACTTGCTTGGACTTCATTTGACAGAAATGCAAAAATGTTTTCTTTTTGTTGGAGTGGTAATAGATATGGTTTCAAGGGCAAAATAAAGGGTGTCGGTAAACCAAGTAAACGAATACACGCAACAGAGAAACCAATGGAACTATACGAATGGTTATTGATGAACTACACAAAAGAAGGAGATAAGATTCTCGACACACATTTAGGGAGTGGAAGTATTGCTATTGCTTGTCATAATTTAGGTTTTGAACTAACAGCTTGTGAATTAGATAAAGACTATTATGAAGCAAGTCACAAACGATTTAAAGAAATTACAAGTCAACAAAGTCTATTTTAATGAAAGTATCGTTCTTCAAAAACTTGTATGAAAAACAAGTTTCATTCACACTTGACGTTTATGATGTATTAAACAGAATCAAAGAAGGGAAATCAAAAGACATCATCAACGATGTGCGACAAGGTGATTCAGAATCAAAGAAACGACTTCCAGCAATTTGTTTCAATGGAACATTCACATCAAGAAACGATAATTCACTGATTGAACATTCTGGATTGTGCATATTCGACTTCGATAAATATCCAAACAAGAAATCAATGAATGCTGAACGATCAAAACTTGAATCAGATCCGTTTGTGTTCAGTGTGTTCACATCACCATCTGGAAATGGTCTGAAAGTATTGGTCAAAATTCCGAAATGTGACAAAGATGATCACAAGTTGTACTTCAAATCATTGCAGAAGCATTTCGATTCAGAGTATTTCGATGAAAAGAATTGCAACATATCACGTGTATGTTTCGAATCATACGATCCAAAGATATACATCAATTCAGAATCAGAAGAATGGATTGTAAAAGCAAGTGAATCTGGATATACAGTCACTGAACGTGAAGCAATACTTCCATTAAAGAATGAAAATGAAATCATCACACGACTGATGAAGTGGTGGAACGAAAACTATTCATTTACAGAAGGTGATCGAAATAATGTGTTATATATATTGGCTTGTGCATTCTGTAATTATGGCATTGAAGATCAGTTCGCATTTGAATACATATGGCGCAATGTTGTGAATGGTGACTTCACAGAACAAGAAACAAGGAACTGCATTAATTCAGCATACAAACGTGCATCATTCGGAACGAAATACTTTGAAGATAAGGAAACACTGAAACGTGTTGAAATGAAAGTGCGCAAAGGTGACAATGCTGATCAGATAAGCCGTTCACTTGGAATGGATGCACAACAGATCGAACAGATATCTGATGAAATAAGAAGAAACAACATTGAATTCTGGAACATCACAAGGTCAAATAATGGACATGAACGTGTGACAATAGATCCAATGAAATACAAATTGTTCCTTGAAGAACATGGATTCTGTAAATACTATCCAGAGGATTCAAACACACCTTTATTTGTTCGACATCAAGAAAACATTGTGCGAACAACATCGACTGAAAAGATTAAAGATTTTGTGCTGAACTATTTAGAACAAAAGGAACATCACCAGGTGTGGAACTATTGCGCCAAAACAACAAAGATCTTTACAGATGAACATCTGAATATGCTTGAATCCATTGCATTGAATATGCTGATGGACACAAAAGAAAAATGTTATCTGTATTATCAGAATGGTGTGGTATGCATCAACAAGAAATCTGTTGAATTCAAGTCGTATGTAGATGTGAATGGATTTGTATGGCAACAGCAGATAATTGATCGTGACTATCAGCATTCAACACAATACACAAATGACTTTGAAGATTTCATTCACAAGGTATCAGCAGATGATCCACAACGAATTGAAGCACTTGAAAATACAATCGGATATCTGATTCATTCGCACAAGGATGAAAAAGAACAGAAAGCAGTGATTCTGAATGACCAAGAAATCACAGATGATGCAAATGGTGGTTCTGGAAAGTCTTTGATGCTACAAGCAATCATGAAATTCAAGCAACTGGTAAAGATAGATGGAAAGACATTTGATCCAAATCGTTCAGAATTCGTTTATCAACGTGTCAATGTTGATACACAAGTTCTGGCATTTGATGATGTGCGCAAGAATTTCAACTTTGAGAATCTGTTCAGCTTGATAACGGAAGGAATTCAAGTCAGACAATTATTCAAAGGTGAATTCTTCTTGCCATATGAACGATCACCGAAAATCATCATCACAACGAATTATGTGATCAATGGTTCTGGTGGTTCGCATGATCGTAGAAGGCACGAAATAGAATTCTTTCAATATTTCAGTGCTAAACGTCAACCGATTGATGTTTATGGCAAGATGTTCTTCTCTGGATGGGATGAAGCAGACTGGATTGCATTCGACAATTATATCATTCATATCACACAGAAATATTTGAATAATGGTTTAACCAATCCAGTATCAATCAATGCTGATGTCAAACGATTTATTCAGCAGACAAACAAAGATTTCTACGATTGGGTTGAAGAAGGAAACATTCAGAAAAACTGTCGTGTGTACATCACAGAAATTGCGAATCAATTCAAAGAAGAACACAAATCATATCACAATTTGAATCATCGTACATTCGTGAAATGGGTGATGAGATGGTCTGACTTGAATGGATACGACTTCAATAAAGATCGTGATCATTCTGGTCGATATTTTGAAATTAACACAAACGAAACAAAAACCGAAGATGATGAATGTCCATTCTAAAATAATAACAACTGGAAGTGATTTTTCTGGTGTCGGTGCATTTGATTATGCGATGAATAGAGTATGCGAATCAAAAGGAATTAAGCATGAACGAATTTATGCTTGTGATTGGGATAAATATGCACGAATCACATATGCACACAATCATGGTGAACCAGGTTATTTTCCGCATGATGTTTATGATCGTGAAATACCAAAAGAATCACTTGACGTGTACATGACTTCACCACCATGTCAATCTTTTTCATTGGCTGGAAAACGAAAGGGAAAAGATGATGAACGTGGAATATTATTTTTCAATTCACATGAATTTATCAAAATTAATAAACCACGATTTTTCATATTTGAGAATGTAAAAGGATTACTTTCTGATGATAATGGAAAAACATTCGGTGAATGGATTCGGTTGTTAGGTGGTAAATCAGTGAATGGTTTATCAGTTTTATTTCCAGATGAAGATTCTGTTCCATATCATTTATATTGGCAAGTTTTAAACACAAAAGAACATGGTATACCCCAAAATCGTGAACGTGTTTTTTTAATCGGAATTCGTGATAATCAAGATAACATATTTCAGTTTCCTAAAAAAGAACATTTGACAAAAAAATTGAAAGATGTTCTCGAATATGATGTTGATGAAAAATATTTTCTTTCAAAAGAAGTTAGTTCAAAAATACTTATTAAAAAGGATCATGCTAATTACAGACACCATTTAAAAGGTTTTGAAGGATATAAAGACTTGAGCCCAACAATAAAAGCATCGGAGGGTAGTGGGAATCAAATACTAATAAAATCAGCAACATCAAATGGTTATGAAAAAGCAGAAGAAGGTGATTCAATAAATTTGAGTGTTCCAAATTCAAAAACAAGGCGAGGTCGTGTAGGTAAAAAAGTCGCACAAACACTTGACACATCGTGCAATCAATGTACTATTATAGGATATACAAGAGATTCACATGGAAAGATTGTTAAAAGAAAATTAAAAACTGTATCACAAACGATACACACTGCAACTGGAAGTGGTGGAAATACTGATCAATTTGTTTTTTACAACAGAATAAGACGTTTAACACCACGTGAATGTTTCAGACTGCAAGACTTCCCAGATTCATTTGATTTTAGTGTCGTATCAGATACACAAGCATATAAACAAGCTGGAAATTCAATCACAGTTCGTGTTCTTGAAAAAATACTACTAAAATTAAAACTATGAAACTGCGTGACTACCAGATCCAGATTGCACAAAATGCTGATGTCAGATTGACAAAGTTCGGAATCGTATATCTAGCGATGGAAGTGCGCACTGGAAAAACACTGACAGCATTCGAAACTGCACGATTGTATGGTGCGCAATCTGTTTTGTTGCTAACTAAAAAGAAAGCAATCAGTTCAATTGAATCTGACTATACTGATTTCGAATATGATAAATATTTCAAACTGACTTGCATCAATGATGAATCGATGCACAAGATTGAAGGTCAATTCGATCTGGTCATTCACGATGAACATCACAGATTCGGAGCATTTCCAAAGCCGAACAAATCTGCACGACTATTCAAGCAACGATTCGCACATCTGCCGATGATATTTCTTTCTGGAACACCATCACCAGAATCATGGTCGCAGATATATCATCAATTCTGGGTGTCGAACAGATCGCCATTCAAACGATGGTCAACTTTTTACAAATGGGCAAATGACTTTGTGAACAAGAAGCAAAAATATGTTGCGCATGGCAATCCAGTGAACGACTATTCAGATGCTGATCAAGACAAAATCAACGGATGGATTCAAGATTATATGATATACTTCACACAATCAAGTGCTGGATTCGAAACACAAGTGAATGAAACGATTCTGAATGTACGAATGCAAGACAAGACATATGAATACATCAATCGATTGAAGAAACATCTTGTGATCGAAGGAAAATCAGAAGTGATTCTTGCAGATACTGGTGTGAAACTGATGCAGAAATGTCATCAGATGTATTCTGGCACGATTAAATTCGAATCTGGTCAATCAATGGTGCTGGACAAATCGAAAGCTGAATTCATACAAGGCAAATTTTACACAAAGAAGATTGCTATCTTTTACAAGTTTCGTGCTGAATTTGATATGTTGTGTGATGTTCTTGGTCAACGAATCACAACTGACATCGATGAATTCAATTCAGACGAATCAAAGTGGATTGCATTACAGATTGTCTCTGGTCGTGAAGGTGTGAATCTGTCAAGTGCTGACTACCTGGTCTATCTGAATATCGATTTCAGTGCAGTATCATATTGGCAGTCACGTGATCGATTGACAACAATGCAAAGAAAAAAGAATGATGTATTCTGGATATTCTCTGAAAACGGAATCGAACATGACATATACAAAACGGTGATGTCAAAAAAAGATTATACATTGAAACACTTCAATAAAAGCATTAAATGAAAACAATCAACAGTTTATCTGGTGGAAAAACATCTTCATTCATTGCGGTTCATTATCCAGCTGATTACAATATTTTTTCACTTGTAAGAACAAATGATTCAGATGTAATGTTTCCAGATAAAAAAATCAGACAAATTGTTTCTGACAAAATAGGACATGAATTCATCGGAACACTTGAAATGGATGATATTATATACACAATGCTTGATCTGGAACAATTTATCGGTCAAGAAATATTCTGGATATCTAATCAAACTTTTGAAGAAGTTATTTCAAAATATACAATGAAAAATGGAAATGTTTATCTGCCAAATAAAGTTCAAAGATATTGTACCATTGACATGAAAATAAAATCGATTGCTCAATGGTGTTATCAAAATACTGATTTGCCGATTGAAATGCGAATCGGATTCAGAGCAAACGAAATGCGCAGAGCAAAGAATATGATTGAACGTGCAAATGAAGATGGTATTGAAACATTTAAATTTAACATCGGTAAACATAAGAATGGGAACAACAAATGGAAAGAATTGAAATATAGAAAAGCCACTTTTCCATTGATTGAAAATGGTATTTTTAAAGATAACATTGAAGAATACTGGAAAGATAAACCAGTTCGATTTGCATACATGAACAATTGTGTCGGTTGTTTCCATCGTTCAGAAATATTTTTGAAGCATATGTCAAACAAAGCACCAAAACAATTTCAATGGTTCGTGAAACAAGAATATTTGTCAAACGGAACATTCAAGACTGGTGTGACATATGACAAGATCAAAAACCATAAAACACAACTTGAATTGTTCGATGATGATTTCAATGAATGTGATTCTGGATATTGCGGACTTTAATACAAATCAACACAATACAATATGAACGAACAACGATATCAAAAGCAGATAATGGACAAACTGAAATCTGATGGATGGTATGTCATTAAACTGATCAAAACGAATGTGAATGGCATTCCAGATATTGTTGCATTCAAGAAAGGTGAAGAACCGATATTCATCGAAGTCAAAGCGAAAGGTGGTGTGACATCGAAACTGCAAGATTTCAGAATCAAAGAACTTCGTGAAAAGTATGGTATGAACGTTGAAGTATGGACAATGAACGAATGAATCTACCAGTGATGCAATCATATGTATTGCTCCACGTGTTTGAAGAAGTGTTTGTTGAAGCGCATGAATTTGAATTCAAATATGTTCCGCTTGATCAGATTTTCAACTTCTTAATCAATGGCAATGAAGATGATATCTTTGAACGTATATATGAATCATGCAAGGAAGATGTTCAATCGTATCTGAATGCAATCGAAATGGTTGAATGGATTGATATCTTGATTGAAGAAGCTGAACGATTAGAATATTTTGAAATCTGTCACAATTCCAATATCTTGCGAAAACGACTGAAATCGATTATCAATGCAACAGAACAATTTTATTCATCTGAATGTGTAAATATTTGATAATTTGTTCTGAATGATTATATTTGTTCAAACAAAAATCAATTTTTATGAAAACACATTGGAAAAAATTAACTAATCCGAACTATCTCGGTGCATACGACTTTCAGCAAGGTGAAAAACGTATCGTGACAATCAAAGAAGTGATTCAAGAAAAAGTGCAAGGTTCTGATGGCAAGTCAGATGATTGTATTGTTGCACATTTCACAGAAGGAAAACCGATGATTCTGAACGTGACCAACTGCAAAGCAATCGCAAAAGCACATGGAACGAATTACATCGAAGAATGGAACGGATTGAACGTCACACTATATGTGACCATGGTGTCTGCATTCGGTCAAACAGTCGAAGCATTGAGAATAGAACCAGTTAAACCAAAAGCACTTCCATCACTGACATCAGATCGATTCGCAAAAGCAATCAAAGCACTGCAAGATGGAAAGGTCACAAAGGAATCTATAACAACGAAGTATGAACTGACTGATGCACAACAGTCACAAATCGATGCGATATGAAGATCAGATGTTCAGCACTCGGAAAGATAATGACAAGACCAAGATCGAAGTCAGAATTCTTGTCACAAACAGCAAAGTCATATATTCGTGACATCGCAAAACAAGACTTTTATGGATACGAAACGGAACTGAAAAACAAATATCTGGACAAAGGTATTCAAGTGGAAAACGATTCGATTCAACTATACAATTCAGTATTCTTCACTGATCATGTCAAGAACACAGAGCGCATCACAAACGACTTCTTGACTGGTGAAGCGGATATTGTAGGTGATGACATTATCATCGATATAAAGTCATCTTTTTCGTTGGAAACATTTCCAGCACTTCCAGAAGATGCAGATGTCAAAGACTATCAGCACCAGGTCAGAGGATACATGATGCTATACAACAAGCAATCTGCACAAGTTGCATTCTGTATGTCATCAACACCAGATGAACTATTAAACGAATGGGATAACTGGGATATTCACAAAGTCGAACACATAGCACCAGAACATCGTGTGACAATAGTATCGTTTGAACGATCAGAAGAATGGGAACAAGAATGTGAAGAACGATGTAAAGCATCGATTGAATATTACACTGAATACATCAATCTGTTAAATAATAAAAATAAATAATGGAAATAAAAGGAACAATCAAGCACGTGTTTGACACAGAACAAGTGAACGACAAATTCAGAAAGCGACAAGTGGTCATCACAACAACTGATGACAAATATGAACAACATATACCAGTCGAATTCATACAAGATAATGTTGACAAGCTGAACAACATAATCGAAGGACAAGAAGCAACGATTCACATCAATCTGCGTGGTCGTGAATGGAACGGAAAGTATTTCGTGAACGTGCATGGATGGAAGATCGATCAAGAAGTCAAAGAAACATCAGAATCGAATGAAACACCATTCTGATGACATTCGATGAAATAACAGAACAACTGCTACAAAAGAAAAACTGTTCTATTCGGTGCAGACTTGGATTTATTCAAGATCTGCATCGTTTCGTTTATACCGATATCGAACTGGTCAATTCGTATCCTAATCCATCACGATCAGAACAATGCAAAGTCATTAAACAAAATTTGTTATATTTACTCACAGAATATGACAATCTGAAAAAAGGTGTGCAACAATCAAAATCATTTCTTTAATACAAATGAACCATATATGATTGCATCGAAAGTGACAAACGAACACAAGCTGACATATGATCTGATCAATCATGTATATCTGATCATGCACAAGAAACAAATCGATGATGTTCCAGCATACTTCGCACGATGTTGCTATCAACAATGGAACTGGCACAATTCAGAGTTCAACCAACAATACAAATCACTGCACCACGAACTGAACGAAAATATCACACCAGAGATCAATTCAGAGTATGAAGAATCTGAATACAAGAAATTCCTTCGTGACTATATCGATGGTGAACCACATGACATCAGTGACTGGTATCGCAGAAACATCGCAAAACTACATATCAGTGGTATGTCATATCGTGAGATTCAAAAGAATACCAAAATAAACAAAGATTCAATCGTACAAACTATTAAACAATTCAAAGATGATGTTCGAAATAATTATGACAAGCATCGGAACAGCAATGATTCTGATGACAATTCCACTTCCTAACATTAAACCATTCAACTGCGCACCATGCCTATCAACATGGATTGCAATAATTCTGTTGTTCACATTCGATGTCGAACATATATGGTGCGCACCGATTGCATATTCTCTAATGTCTTTAATTTTAACATATGAACGTAAGCGATAAACTTCAAGCACAAATCATTCGACTGATGCAGACTGGTTCGTTCAGCATCAGCATGACCGAAAAACGTGAACTTGCTGAACTGACAAAACACATCGGATGCACCGAACTGATAAACCTGGATTGCGGAACGTGCATTCGAAATGCAATGTATGATGTCAGTGCATATCAACAACAAATGGAATCAAGACCAGTGCTACAATTCAAAGGTGTCAAAGATCCAGCAACAATGACATATCAAGAACTGCGCAAAGCAGTCAAAGACAAAGGCATCAAAACAACAAAAGGAACAACGAAAGCTGATCTGATCAAATTACTATCATAATGCATTACGACACATTACACAAAGGATATCGGATTGAATATACATTCATTGAAGATGAAATGCTTAAATATGCACAAACACCAGTGTTCGAAACAAAGCGAGAATTGAACGTCAGACTGAAAGAACTATATGAAGATCAGACCATTCAGAAGTGCATCGTGGTCATGGTGAAGTATTTCGATAAATCTGTGTAAGTATGAAAAGAAATAAGTTATTGAACAAAATACGGAAAGAAATCACACCAGAGATTCGTGATAAAGTTATCAAAGCGACAAAAAAGAAAATAGAATACAATAAAAAAAAAGATGTGTAAATACAAGCGAACACAATATATATGGCATATTCTCACGAAGAAATAGAACAACTTGAAACATTCGCATATGAATACATCGAAGAATGCTGGAATCATACAAGACCACACGTGGCTGGTTCTGGTAAAGTTGTGAACGTGCCAGATAGACACATTCCGACAATTGACTTCTTCTTGCGCATATGGTTGCCGAAAACCAAAGGAATGTCATTCATTGCACGAACAACTTGGTACGACTGGTTGAATTCTGATGATAGCCTAAAATCGAACACTATAAAAAGAATTAACGAAGTGTTTAATGCTTTGGCACGTGACATAGTTGCAAACGAAGGCAAAGGAATATTCTACGCAAAGAATAAGTTAGGAATGCACGACAAGCAACACATCGAACAACGCAATGTTGACAAGTTCGATTTCGATGGCAACGATTAAGGGGTATAAACCACATTCAAATCAACGGATTATTCATAATAGCATCAATCAAGATGATGCGAAATATTATGTGTTGAATATTGGTCGGCAGTTCGGAAAGACATTACTCTGCATCAATCAAATGTTATTCTGGGCGATAAATAAACCAGGCAGTCAAATTGCATGGGTGTCACCGATATATAAACAAAGCAAGAAGGTCTTCGATGAATTAGAACGTGCAACAGTCGCATCCGGAATGTTCGAATACAACAGATCAGAACTGATTGTGAAAGGATGCAAATCAACCATCATG